CTGCCCGATTGCCCCAACCGATGCCCGAGGAACACCCGCCCCAGGTCGAACAGCCGCCGGCGGTGACACAACAGCCCTCAGTCGATCCGATTCTGCTACCGGCGCCGGTTACTTTCAACGAGGCGACGCTGCCTCACGTCCTGGGGCCATTCAACGGCGAGGCGGCAATCACCGATCCGGCAGCCAGCGGCTTGCGCGAGGTCGGGCCCGTCGCCGCAGTGCCAGCGCCCAGCAGCTCGGCCGCCGAGCCGGAGGGCGTGCCAATCGCAAATGATGTCGCAATGTTGCCCGCGGCAGCACCGGCCCCGGAATGGCAATCGCTCGGCGGCCCTGCGTCGCCCCGTCATTTGCCGCCGATTGCACAACCAATCATTGAGGACGATCCAGAATTCGCCGAGGCAAGAGCCGAGCCGAAGGCGGTAGCCAAGAAACCAAAGGGTTTCCCCTGGTTCACCATCGGCGCATTGATGATCGCCGTCGGCGCCGTGGTTTATCAGCATTTCAGGAAAGGAACTGATGCCAGCAGCCAAACAGTCGCCAAAAAAGCCACCAGCACCGGGCCGGCAGACGAGCCAGTCGCCGCCGCTCCAACAGTTGCAGCCGCCCCCATCGGTGCCGGTCCCAACGTCGATCCAGTCGGAGTCGCAAGCGGACCAGGCCCTGGCGGAACTGTGTGACCTGGCCGCGACCGAGGCGACGGCTCAAGCAATTTGCGATCGAGGCATAGAGGCCTGCCGAGAGGTCTGCGCCCGCAAGTTATTCATTAATGACTATGGCGATCCCGTATCATTTGCCGATCGCCGCAGGCATCTCGAGAGCGAGCTGTGCGCATTCGTCTGGAACAATGCCGAACTGCTCTTTCAGAATCCAAAGTCGCGCGATTTGAATCACGGTCGCCTCGGCTTGCGCCTTACGAAGCCAACCGTCGAGGAGATTCCCGCACCTGAAGGCGAGAAGAAATCTGCCTGGGCTACAGTGCGCGACAAGATGAGGACCTTTCTATTAAAGGCATTCGCTCGTATCCGCCTCGGTGCCGGCAAAGCCGCGCCGGCTCTATTCAGCATCAAAGTCGAGGCCAATAAAACATCGATGCTGACAGCGTTCAAGTCGAAGGCAATTAAACCTGCCCAGCTCGCGCGACTCGGCTTTCGGCATGTGCCTGAAACGAATGAATTCTTTTTTGAGTTGGCCGATTTGAAAGTTGAATCGCATTCGGCCGAGGCCCCGAGCGCGTCGGCTGCCTCGCCGCAGTCAGCCGTTTGACGTCTTCTGCCGCAGTTTCCGAGCGCCCCAAATGAAAAGAATTGTCTCAAAAACTCGCCGGGTCCTCCCCCTCAGCAGACGGCGCGCGTCTACGGCTTCGCGCGAATTTTCGTGATATATCACGTTTTTTTGACCCCCCTACTACGACCAGAGAGCGAAAACCCCGATGGCGAAACGTGCCACAAAGCCGCTGGACCTGCCGTATATCAGCGAGGGCCTGCGAGCAATGGCTCTGCCGATCGCCGAATTGGTACCGGACGCGGCGAATGCCAAGAAGCACGGCAAGAAGTCGATCGATGCGATCAAGGGCTGTCTCTGCCAGTATGGCCAATGCAGCCCGATCGTTGTTCAGCGCGAGGGGATGATCGTCCGCAAGGGCAACGGCACGCTTACCGCGGCGATCGCCCTGGGATGGACGCACATCGCCTGCAACGTGATGGACATGGACAATGTCACGGCCATCGGGTACGCGATCGCCGACAACCGCTCCGCCGAGCTGGCCGACTGGGATGAGGAAGTTTTGCGGTCCCTCATGCCACAGGTCGAAGTCGGCGACGAGCTGCTGCAGCAGATGCATGCCGATCTCTATAAAGAGCTCGATCTGCTGCCCGAAGTCGATGCGTCGAACATTTCAGTGACGGAGGATGAGATCCCCGATGTCCCGGCGGCGCCGACTTCACAGCCGGGCGATATTTGGATTTGCGGAGATCACAGAATCGGATGCCTCGACTGCACCAAAGCTGATGACGTATCGCGGCTCATGAGTGGGCAGCGGGCCTCTTTGATGAATACCGATCCGCCTTACGGCGTCGCGTATGCGAATGACGACCGGCCAAACCCGGGAGTGGCGAAGCCACGAGTGGCGAACGACGGACTCGCCCATGAAAAGTTGCAGGCATTTTTGGAATCTGTTTTCCGCGTCGCGGTCGAATGCGCGCTCGCCGAAAAATCGGCCTGGTATCTCTGGCACGCTCACTTAACTCAAGGATACTTCGCCGCCGCCGCCGCCGCCGCCGCCGCAAATGTCGTGCTGCACCGCCAAATTATTTGGGTAAAACCTGTGTTACTTCTCGGGCGCGGCCAATACCACTGGAAGCATGAACCGTGTTTCATGGGATGGATCAAAGGTCAGCAGCCACCCGATTATGGCGAGGGAAATGGTGAGCGAACTCAAACGACGATTTGGGAACTAAAAACCGTCACCCAGGCCGAGCGAAAAGAGTTCAATCATTCGACGCCAAAGCCTGTCGAACTGTTTGCAATTCCAATTGTGAAGCATCTCAAACAGGGCGAGATTTGTTTTGAGCCGTTCGCCGGCAGCTTCCCGCAACTGATTGCCGCGCAGCAGCTCGGGCGGCGATGCTTCGGAATGGACCTCGTTCCCGAGTTTGTCGACGTTGGATGCATGCGATGGAGCAAGCTGACCGGCAGTCAGCCGATCCTTGAATCGACGGGGCAGACCTTCGACGCCGTGAAGGCCGAGCGCCTCGGCGGCGCCGTACCGGTCGAAGCGCAAGCGAAATCGAAAAGACGAGCGAAGGCGGCCTAACGCTTGCCAGTTGAAAAAATGAAAACCGCCGCGGTTCCCCCCCCTACTACCAATCACCCCCAGGGGGGAAGGGGGGGCCTTCCGCCCCCGTCCAGCCTCCCGATCCCGACCCGCCCCGAGCTGCGAAATATCGAAAGAGGACTCCGCCAGGGATGGGAATTCCCCGACAATCTTTACCGCGCGCTGCCCACATTGATGCTCGAGCTGCTCACGAAGCGACTTCCCAATCAGACGTATTACTACTCGGACCGAACGCGCGTCGCCGCCGCCCGCGTGATCGCCCTGCTCAATGCGCAAAACCAAAAAGTCGACCCGGCCCCGCAAACGCACCTCCACGCCCACGCCCACGAACACCGGATCCGCAGCGTCGACGAACGCCGGCAGGCTTTCCTTGCGCGACTGGATCGCCCAGGCGAGTGAAGGCGACCTGGCCGAGCTCGACAGGCTTATCGCCGCGTCCGTCATCGATTCCGAAAATGAAACTCATGCCGAACACGCCCCGAGTACTCCTCATTCAAAATTCACCGCCCGCACACTCGGCGAGGTCGCCGCATTTCTCGGCGTCCAGCTCCAAACCGTCAAAGAATGGCGATCGGGCCCGGACCCGATGCCAGGCAGCGAGGGGGCCTGGCCGCTCGCCGAAATCGTTCGTTGGCGTTTCGCGAAGCTGCAATTTCAACTCCGCGAGCCGACCGGCAGCGGCAAGGCCGCCCGACAGGATACGCAGCTCGACATTCGCAACGCCCGCGAGTTGCTCAAGCTGCGTCACGAATCGGGGGAGCTCATCTCCCGCGAAGCGGCGAAGACGGCCGTCCGGCAAATGTTCCACCGTCTTCGGGGCCAGATCCAGCCCATTCCGGAGCTGCTCGCCGCCAGCGTTCCGGCCGACCAGCGGGCCGATTTTCTGTTCGACGCGCGGACCCGGGTCAATCTTTTCCTCAATTCGCTCGCCAACTGGCAATTTGATGCTGAAGTGACGCCGGACGAGAAAACGACGCACCAGGATGCCCCAGAATCGACGCAAACGCCCTCGTCCGATCCGTAGTACCCCAGAAAAATGATCGCCACCGCCGATCTTCCCGACCTGAATGACGCGTCCGACCTGGCCGAATGCTGGGCCGCGTTCACGCCGCCGGAAGAGACGCGCCTGTTGCCATGGTGCGAAGCAAACATCGTCACGGACCTGGGCCGCCCCTATGACCGGGCGACCTATCCCCATATCACCGCCCCCGGCGGCCCGGCGGACGCGTTCGATGATCCCAGCATTCGCACGATCGCCCTGCAATGGGGCGTCCGCCTCGGGAAAACTTTCTTCGGTCAATGCTGCTGCCTGAAAACCGCAGCGATTAAACCGGCCCCCATGATGTTCGTCAGCTCGCGCGAAAAACTAGCCCGCGAACAGACCGAGCGTACATACGAAATGCTCCGCAAGAGCCCGACCCTGAGAACCCTGCTGGCCCGACATCGCCGGCTGCAACGGCAGGATCTGATCGAGTTCACCGGCTGCAAACTCTTCGTGGCCTGGGCGAAATCCGCCTCGACACTGGCCGATAAAAAAGTCGTCGTCGGGCACGGCGCCGAAATAGACAAGTGGGAACATTCGACGACGTCGACCGAAGGCGACCCCCTCGACCTGTTCGAAGACCGGTTCAACGATGACTTCATCGTCCGCAAAATCATCCTCGAGGGAACCCCAGCGGTCAAAGGCCGTTCGCGCATCGAACGCAAGCGGCTGCTCGGCTCGAACTGCAGCTATCACGTTCCCTGCCCGCATTGCAAACGGTTTCAGCCAATCGAATTCGGCGACGGATCGACGAAACACGGCATCAAATGGGACGTTCCCCCCGATGGCCGTCGCAACGTCGATCTGGCCCGCAAAACGGCCGGTTACGTGTGCCGGCACTGTTTCGCGAAAATCTCTAGCGAGTCGCGGCATTGGATGATGCGTCGCGGCGTCTGGGCTCCCGAGGGCTGTTCGATCGTCGACGACGTCGCCCTGGCGATCGCCGAGGGTCGCCAGGCGTACGTTTGGCGCGGCTGGAAATATGCCGAATGGATCGCTGGAAAACCTCTTCGCGACGGCGAAGACGCCAGCTTTCATCTGTCGAGCCTATGCGCCCTGCAGATCCCCGAATGGGGCGACTTCGCAAAACGCTTTTTGAACGCGCTCGCTAAGAAGCAGTCGCTCCGTACGTTCCTCAATCAATGGCTGGCTCTCACCTGGGAAGATGCCGAGCGCAAAACCACCTGGGAGCAGCTCGGCCAGCGGCTGATCGTCGACGTCCCCCGCGGGATCGTCCCACATGGTTTCGCCCTGGTGACCTGCGGCGTCGACAAACAGATCGACCATTACGTGTGGTGTGTCGATTGCTGGAATCATCGCAATGATTCCCACACTGTCGACTATGGGACCTGCCCCAGCCTCGAGGTCCTCGAACAAACCGTTCTCGACCGCCGTTTCGAATCGCAGGACGGCGGCTCGCTGCGAATCAAATTGACGCTCATCGACTCGGGCAATCGGCCCGCCGGAGTCTACAAATTCTGCCGCCGCCGCCCGCGCATGCTCCCCTGCAAAGGGTCCAGCTCGCCGCTCGATTCGTTCGCGGTCAAAAAGAAGCTCGGCAAAACGACGTCCGCCCCTGGTCAGCGGGTCGTCTTCGTCGATACCCAGTCGACCCAGGACTGGATCGACCAGCAGCTCCACGTCCTGAAGCCGGGCGACGAGGGGGCTCATACGCTCTTCCAGGCGTCGCTGGGCGATCACCAAGACCACCTCGAACAATTGCTCAATGATGCGCCCGTCGCCGATCTGGACACGTCAAACAACGTCAGAGAGCGTTGGAAGCGAATCGACGAACATGCCCCGAATGACAATCGCGACTGCCGGCGCTATGGGTTCGCCGCCAAACAAATTGTAACCCGTGGCGCCGCCATCCGTTTCCGGCGTCCGAAAGATCCGGATCGACGAAATAAATTCTTCGATGCGTCGGCCGGACGTTCCGCTTCCTCGACCCCAACCCGTTTTCCACGCGCCAAGCTCCCCAAACTGTAAGGAAATGACACAATGGCAAGACCCAGCACAGCCTCCCAGGCCACAAATACGCCCGCTCCCGGAACTGACGCCATGGTCGCGCCGAGCGCCGATCCGTCGAAGGTGGCCAAACGTGTCTACCTCGAGGCCGGTCCATGCCCGGTGAATCCCGCTCACAAAACGCGGGTCTATCACACCGAGGGCAAGGTTCGGAATTGCGCCTGCGATGACTGCGGCGCCACATTCAAAAAAGTCGGCAATTATGCCGATCCGTTGCGCGACGCCGCCGATTCGCTGGCGACAATGTTCGAAACGAGCGAATCTGTCGTCGTCGAAGAGGGCGGCCCGGAGGTGATCCTGGTCGAAGCCGCCGAGGCGAGATCATTCGCCGCTCGGTTACGCAAATTGTTGCCCTAATTGGCCCAAATTCCATTTGGCCCGACGGTCAAAATCTCATCTGGAATCACCGAATCGGGGACGTCGAACATTCCCAATTTCCCCGCCCAGGGGATCGGCTTGCGAAACGGCCGCGGTTCCAGGCAGATCAAACAGAAAGGACCACCAGCGAAACGAATATCAATTTCCTGACGCTCGTCGACGGCGATTGTTTGGCCGGCGACGATCTCGAAGGCGACGGCCTCGCGCCTGATTAGCTCATTGCGCCCGGCCAGCCACATCTCCAGGAACTCTCGTTCGATGCAGTCGACAAGCCGGACGGTGCCAAGGATCGCCCCATAAACCAGGTCGTCATCGGCTGGCGCGCCGGGCAAGAGATCACCGGCCCCTCCAAGCCATTTCCGCGACTTGCCGGCATGGATGAGGAGATGACCGCGATAATGTGTTCGCCGCGTTCGGTTCTCGATTCGCTTCGGGCCGTGAATCAATCCCCAGGCCCACGGCTGGCAAACTGTTAAGGCTTTCATGGCCGAATTATAACGCCCGGCGTTCGCGCGCGAAATCGAATGTTGACCAATCGTCACTAATCATTCGGTGCGTTCGCGGCGATCGCCGGTAATACATCTGGTATTCGCCACTTGGCGCGGTGCCCCTGTTACTGCCAGGGAACGTCCCATGTCGATTCCCGCGCAGACTCTTCTCGACAACACCGAGGCCGCCATCAACGATCTGCTCGTCGCGCTCGCCGACTGCAATGTGCAGGAATATCAGCTCCCCGACGGCAGAAAATTGCAACGCGTCGATTTCGGCGCATCGCTCGATGCCCTTCGCGCGGCGAGAACCGAGCTCAAGCGCGAGGTCGCCCGAAAATCCAACAGCCCGATTCGTGTTGGCAAACTCAGTCGCCGTTCCCGATGAGAAATGGCGCGCAGACTACCAGACGAATCGGCCCCATCAACTAAGTATTTTCCCTCACGCCACGCGTCAGCCGTCACCCGCCGCGAAATTGCATGTTGCCTGCCTCGGCCGAATCCGAAAACCGCGTGCTCGATTTCCTCCGTCGAGCCGAAAACCCCGCGCCCGCCCCGCGCCGCCGGGCCCGCAGTCATGCCGAAAAGTTCTTCGCCGGCAGCGACTGGCAAAGTTCGCTCGGCACCGGGTCCGGAACGAGTCGCGGCGGTTTTGATGGGGCCAAGTTCGATCGGGCAACCGAAGACTGGAACCCCGGCACGATCGGCCCGAACCGGCTGCATCACATGGACGCCCGCGTCATGCGCGAGCGGGCCCGCGACCTGGTCATCAATAACCCCTATGCCGCCGCCGCCGTCGATGCCTACATCTGCAATGTCGTGGAATGCGGCATTTCGCCGAAACCGCAGTTTGACGATGAAGACCGGAGAAAGCTCTGGGATCGCCAGTGGCGGATCTGGGGCGGGCTGACGGCCGTCGCCGACAGCCAGGCCGACATCACGGGCCATGATTCGATTTACGCCCTACAGGCCCTTTGGCTCAAAGAGGTGATCGAGGCCGGCGGCTGCCTGATTCATTTCGTTGAACTCCCGCGCGACCGCTCCAACGGTCGTTCGTTGCCCCTGGCGATCGAGCTGATTCCCGAGGAACGTTTCGCCGAGGAACGCGATACGGGCATGCTCGCCCCGACAGGCAATACGAAGACCGCGAATCCGATTATCCGCGGCATCGAAATCGACCAGGCGACCGGCCGCCCCGCGGCTTACTGGATCAAGCCGGCGATGCCGAACGATGTCTATTTCGCCCCCCTGACGCCGGTCCGGATCCCCGCCGATCAATGCAGTTACGGCTTTTTCCGCCGCCGTATCGGCCAGTACCGCGGCCACACGCTTTTGCACGCCGCCATCATGTACCTCTGGCAGCTCGGCTACTACGTCAGCAACGAAATGCTGGCGAGCCAGATGAAGTCGGCCTGGGCCTACATGATCAAGACCGACGGCGATGCCGATTTCGACTGGCTAAACCCCCAGGACGACGATCCGACCTGCGCCACGGACGCTTTCGGCAACACGCTCGAAAAGATCACCCCGGGCATGGTCTGGCGCGGCATGAAAGGGGACGAGGTCGACGCCGTCGGCCCGAACGTTCCCCAGGCCGACTCGCTCCCCTGGATCCAGTTGATCGAACGCAGCATCGCCTCCGGCGTGCACCTGTCCGAAAGCGAGTTGACCCGCGATTACTCGCGGAGCAACTTTTCGAACACCCGGGCCGCGGCCAATGCCGATCGCAAACGCTTTCGCAAGATGCAGGATTTCACCCGTTCGAAGTTCTGCAACGCCGTCTGGCGCCGTTTCGTGCAGTCGGCCGCCCGTTTCGGCATCGACGGTTTCCCGAGCCAGTCCGATTTCATGAACAACATGGAAGACTGGCTCGAGGTCCGGCACCGAGCCCCTGGCTGGGCCAGCGTCAACCCGCTCGACGACGCCCGCGCCGACCAGATCGAAGTCGAAATGAATACGACGACCCGCGAAGAAATCATTGCCGAACGGGGCGGCGACTGGGAAGCGACCTTCGAACAGGCCGCCAAGGAAAAGATCAAGCTGACGTCGCTCGATCTTAACCCGGTGATCGATTCGACGAATGCCACGTCCGAGCCGGCTCCCTCGAGCGCCTCGCAAGAGCCGGCGAATCCCGCCCCGGCCCGACGGCCGCAACCGCAATCGGCCCCGTCCCGTCCCGCGCGGCAGGCACAGCCCGCGCGCCCCAAGAAAGCGGGGACGCCATGAAGAAAAAATATAAGCACCTGGTTGCGCTCGTCTTCGAAAGCGTCTGGGCAATCACGCCGGCCCGCTTCGAACAGATGCAGGGGATCCTCGAGCTGCGGATGCAGGGCCTCGCGCTCACGCGCGACGAGATCGAATCCCGCATCGCCGCCGCCCGGTTCAACTCGGCAGCCATGCCGGCCGCCGCGGGAATGAACGCCTCGCGCGTCGCCATGCTGAATCTGTCGGGACTGATCTCACATCGCATTAATGCGATGTCCGATATCTCGGGCGGCACGTCGACCGAAATGTTCGGGAAAGCCTTCGACCGGGCTGTCGCCGACGAAAGCGTCTCGGCGATCGTCCTCAACGTCGATTCGGGAGGCGGCTCCGTCGCCGGCGTCCCCGAGCTGGCCGACAAAATCTATTCCGCTCGAGGCAAAAAGCCGATCGTCGCCGTGGCGAATGCCGAAATGGGCTCCGCCGCTTACTGGATCTCCGCCGCCGCCGATCAGATCGTCGCCAGCCCCTCGGCCCAGGTCGGCTCGATCGGCGTCCTGACGATCCACACCGACGCCAGCGAGGCCGATGGCAAACGCGGGCTCAAACGGACGATCATCAAGAGCAGTGCCTATAAGGCCGAGGGGAACGGTTATGAACCGCTTACCGACGCCGCCCAGACCGCGATCCGCGGCAAGATCGACGCCATCCACGGCAACTTCGTGGGTGCCGTCGCCCGATACCGCGGCGTCTCGACCGCCAAAGTCGAAGCTGAGTTCGGCCAGGGCCGCATGTTGCTCGCCCCCGCCGCCCTTTCGGCCGGCCTGGTCGACCGCATCGCGACGATCGACACCATCCTCGGCGAATTCGGTGCCTCCGATTCGCCGCCGGCCGTCGGCGCCAATTCGCCCGAACTTCCAACTGTCGTTTCCCCTGTCACTTCGCCGCTCGCTTGCGGCTCCGCGCTTTTCCCTGTCACCCAGCAAACACCCGCACTTCAGGAGCTTTCAGGCATGGACGCCAAAATTCTCACCGCAATGATCCGAGCCGGGCTCTGCAGCGCGGACGTCACCGAGGAACACGCCCAGGCGATCCTGACCGGCTATTTCGCCGCGAAGGGTCTTTCGGTTCCGACCGACGCCGCGGCCGTCGCCGCCGCGATTATTGCCCCCGCTCCCGTCGCAACCCCCACGCCGGCCGCGGTTGCGGCCCCCGTCCTTAGCCCTCCGACGCCGGTCAATACCGCGTCCGGCATGGGAGTCGCCGACCTGGTCGCCGCCGTTGCCCTGGCCCCGCTCAGTGCCGAACAGAAACTGGCCCTACAGACCGAGCTGCTGCCGCAGGCCTCGACGATCACCACGTCGCAGGTCCTGGCCCGCATCAACGCCGTCGCCGTCGAAACGAACAAGCCCCTCGGGGCGACGGTTGTCGCCGTGACGGCCGATTCGCGCGACAAATTCCGGGTCGCCGCCCGCGACGCGCTGCTCTGCCGCACCTGGGGAGCCGATCTCCCGAAACAAATTTATGATCGCAATGTCGGGGCGATGGTCGACTGGAAGCCGACGAGCACCCGCAATTTTGGGCTGTCGAACATGCTTCGCTTGGCCGAAGAATGCATCGTGATGGCGGGCCTGCCGTCGCACATCGCCCGCAACCTGGCCCCGATGGAACTGGCGATGGCCATCCTGGGAAAACCGCTCAGCGAGCTGGGGATTTCCGCCGCCGATCCGGCGTTCAACGTCTCGGGCATGTTTTCGAACCTGTTGCTCGACGCGCAGAACGGCTCGCTCCGCCGATCTTACATGGAGGTCCAGACGACCTTCGACAAGTGGATGCGGCAAGCCGAGTCGATTCCCGATTTCAAGGCCGTGCATCGCGTCATCGGCGGCGAGCTGCCCGATCCGCGTGTCGTGCCCGAAGATGGCGAATTCGAAGAAACGACGCTCACCGACGGGCAGGAGCAATACAAGCTCGTGGTCTGGGGCGAACGCTTCTCGATCACCTGGCAGGCGATCGTCAACGATCGCTGGAACGCCTTCAGCGAAATCCCGGTGAAGCAGGGCCGGGCGATGCGCCGCAAACAGAACAAGCTGGCGTATGGCGTGATGAACGACAATGCCGCCCTCGGTAATGACAGCGTCGCACTGTTCGACACGAACACGCACAAGAATCTGACGACCGGCGCCAACGCCCCGAGCGTCGCGAACCTGAACACGCTCTATACCAACATGGCCCAGCAAACGGGCGTGTCGAGCCAGACGACTCTCGGCCTCGAGCCGAAATACATCTGGGGGCCGCCCGCCCTCCGCGGCACGATCCTTCAATTGTTGGGATCGACCGCCGACCCGGCGAGCACCAATGCCAACGTGAAAAACATCTGGGAAAACGCCCTGACGCCGATTATCGACGCCCAGCTCGGCGCCAGCGTCACCGGCGGCTCGGATGTTCGCTGGGGCATCGCCACCGATTACAACGATTGTGACACGATCGAATACGCCTACCTGCAGGGCCTCGAAAGCCCGATGCTCGATCAGCAGATGTCGTTTGACCGGCTGGCGATCGCCTATCGCATCTACCAGGCCTTCGCCGTCAAGGCGATCGACTTCCGCGGTCTCCAACAGCAGCAAGGCTCGTAATCCCGAATCGAGTCAACCCGCAAGCCTCGCTTGCGGTTTCGCAATGTTCCTTCCCTCGAATCAAAAAGTCCCAATTCAAACCGGAGCTTGAAAAATGAGTCGTCGCAATTTCTTCGAACACGAATGGGACTTCCGCGGCCAGGACATTTTCTCGGTAACGGCCGCCGACAATGCCCCATTCCTGATTACTGACACCTCGGCGGCCGGATCGCCGACGTATGCCATTGAAACGCCCTCGTCCGCCGGCAGCGTCGGCGGCCTGGCGGTCACAATGGCGGCCACGAACGAAATCGAAAACCTCTGCGTCTCGCAGAACGACAACCTGCAGTATCTGATCGGCCAGATCATCGAGATCGAATTCCGGCTGAAGATGGCACAGGCCACGCTCAATGCCGCCTCGATGTTCGCCTTCGGCCTCTGTTCGGCCCGCAACGATGCGATCGCCTCATTGACCAATTCCTGTTTGTTCCGCCTGGTCGGGGCCTCGAACGTCGTCAAGATCGACACCCGCGACGGCACGGTCACGAACAACGGCGTTTCGACCAATCAGACGCTGGCGAACGCCTTCAAGAATTTCCGCATCTCGTTCGCAACCGGCAAAAAGGACATTCGCTTCTTCGTCGACGATGTGCCGGCGATCGTCCCGGCCGTTTCCGCCTTCGACATGAGCAATACGGCGCTGGGGCTGCAGATCATGCTGCAGATTCAGAAGACCGCCGCCACGCCGACCGATGGTTTCGTCGTCGATTACATCCGTATCGCCGGCCGCCGCTACTAAGCCGGCTTGCGTCTTGAAGTTCAACCCGCAAGCCTCGCTTGCGGTTTAGCGGCCGTTTTTCGCATCACTTTTTGAGGGAAAACCCATGAACGAAGAAGATCTCAACTATGGCGCCGGGATACTGGCCAAACAGGCCGGCATCCCGCTCGCCCAGGCCGCGGCTCATTTCGCCACCTGGGCCGCCGACGAGGCCATCCTGCTCGTCCAGCACGGCCGCAACGGGCTCATCGCTCATTGCCATGCCCTGATGGAGAAATACAAACTGGCCCCGCTCGTCAGCCTGGCTGGAACGTTGACGGCCGTCGCCGAGCCGGCGATCGACGCGACGCTTGAGGCCGCCGCCGTCGCCGCCGAGACCGAGGCCCCGACCGCCGCCCCGACGATCGCCGCCGTCGAAACCGCCGCCGAGGCCGTTGTCGACAAGATCGCCAAGAAAGGCAAAGCCAAAGCCGTCGCGGCTCCCGCGCCGGCCCCCGTCGCTCCCCCCGTCGCCGCACCCGTCGGGGCCGCCGTCGCTCCACCGGTTGCCGCACCGGTTGCCGTTCCCGTCGCCGCGGATCCGGCACCTGTCGCCGATCCCGCAGCTCCGGCCGCGGGCCCCGCATCGTAATTCGCCCCGAGCAAAAGAGTGTCTTTAGCCACGCAACTTTCAAACGATCTCG